TAAACGTAGCACGTACAACATTCTTCAACAATATGAATATCCAAAGACGCATACCATTTGTGTACGCAGAAAAGACTGACATCCAATTCCAACTATCAAGTATCTCAGGCTCGCACGAAATGGGTGTGTTTACTGAGGGCATTCTGCATGAAATGGATGGCCAAGAACACCTTAATGATCTTGAACAATAATATTACCAATCCGCATACCACATATGCTAAATACGTATACGTTCAGCCAATAGGCCGGAAGTAGCACAATGCGAAGGAACGCACCTAACTTTTAACAGAAGGAGGGTGACATGAATAGATTCGATCATTTACATCGAATGTACCGTGAAGCAAAGATGCGTGAACGCAAACGTAAGATCCTAAATCATAACAGATCTGAAGTTGATATCAACGCAAATGGTACATCAGGTTATGTGGTTAAGAATGGTCCAAACGTCGGACGCATACTCGCACATAACAGTCCTAAGTCTACTAACAATTGGTAACTTAATGAGTAAACTCCAACCAAGTGGTGATAGCATACTTGTCACCACTTAGTGGAGGATTGCCTCTGTGGGTATGTGTATAACCCGCAGGACAAAACATAATGCTACCTTGAGTGGCTGGAATTCTTTTAGATTGATACAGGAACTCTGTTTCTCCACCTTCACTAACTGTATTCAAATATGCCATAGCGAGTATAGCACGTTGACCTGTGTCTCTACTTGCGTGTTCACAGTGCCATATATGATAACCTTCACTTGGCCGTGTGTGCTGTATTTTAATTGAATGTGATATTTGGATTGGGTTTACATTTTCGAATATACCAAATTCTGATATGTAATCATTTACACAATCCTGCATAGCATGATAATATGGTTGTAGTAGTTTGTTCATGCTAAGAGCAAACGTACCCGTTTCTCCTTCGTCATACAACATCGATCCGTCCTTGTTCATTTTAGGAGCACTTTCGTTTGCTGTTTGTCTTGTAAGGATACGTGTACCTTCTTGCTGATGATAGTAATCAATTACTTCCTGGCAGTATTCTGGCGATAATACGTTGTTCCAAACTCTAATAAAGTCTTGCATAAACATATTTAAACTACGCAGTTAATAGGCGTCTTAAAAGCGGTTAAAACGCCGTTAGCCGTGTAAAAAGACCTTTCGCTATACAATATACCATATTTCTATTAAAGAGGCAAATAAGAGCCATTTAGGGGTGAAAATCGTGTATTTAAGGTGTCTGTCGCAGAGGTGGTTTTTGTACCAAGAGTTTACTGTAAATGCTATTATTCATTTCCTAAATTTCCTAAGAACTCTCTTAGTTTTGTACTGTCTGTTTCTGCTCTAACTTTTTTAACTGGTGTACCTTGTTCTGGGTCTGGCTCTTCTGTTGTCGTATCTTCTGTTGTCGTTGTTCTTTTCAATGAGTTCATAATAGTACTACCACCTACTGGTGCTGATGCGTAACTATTATCGTCATTATCGTCAAGGTCTCTAATACGTAAACTGTCAATATCAAATTCTAAATCAATTTTAGCACCAACACCACTTGACGAACGTGTCTTCATTAACTGTATTTGATATCTTCCACGTTCACGCATTGCTCTACTTGTAAAGATACCAATTACGTTATCAGCAGTTTGAATCTTACTCAAGCCGCCACTGATGTGCGAATGATCAAATTCAATTTCTTCAACTGCACCTCTGTTCAACTGCGATGCTGTTACAAACACTGTTTTTGATTCCATTGCCAAGTTACGTAATTCTTCAGACACAAATTTATCTTTAATAAACAAATCACTTGGCGATACTTTTCTACTCATTGGCATCATCAAGTCTAAGTAGTCAATCAACAGTACGTCTACTTTACGTCCTGTTTTAATTTCATATTCTTTTACATAACTTCTAATGTCGTTTGCGTTTTTACCACTTGGCATATATTTGATTTGAAATGCACCTGACTTCTTGCCCATTAGTTTAACTTTCATTTCAACACCATCAAGATCTTTGAAAATCTCTTTTGTTGGAATATCAGTCATCATACTATCAATACGCATTGCAACAAGTGCTTCACTCAATTCAAAAGAAAGATAAATTACATTCATTCCTTCTATTGCCCAGTTAACACCTAAGTTTGCAAGGAACAACGATTTACCTGCACCTGATCCACCTGCAAAGATATTAAGTTCGCCTCTGTTAAATCCACCAAACAATTTTTTATCAAGTGTTTTCCAACCTGTGCTTACTTGTCCGTTGTTGTCTTTGAGTCCCATAAGTCTACCTTTAGGATCATCAAAGTAATCAATACCTAAATCTTTTTGCAGTCCTACTTGTACTGCATTTTTAATTTTATCTTCTACTGGACCATAGTTGCCTTCTTCAAGCAAGTTAGCACTTTCAAGGATTGCTCTTTCAAGTCCTTTGTGTCTTGTAAATGTTTCAAACTCTTGAAGCAACCAATCATAGTGTTCTTCACGTAGTCCTTCCGGAGTTTTTAAATCTGTTTTACAACTTGCATTAACCATATCCTGTGTAGGCAATGCGTTATGTTCACTGACATACGTGTTAATAAATTCTGCGGCATCTTGTAGTTTTCTATCAAATAGTGTATGGTCAAAGATAGTTTGACAACGCACAAACGATTGTGCATCGCTTAACATCATTTCAAGATATACCTTTTGTACATCATAACCATAATCTCTATTTTGTTGAGCCATTAATTAATCCTTATTTTATTACTTGCTATTATACCATACTTTAGGGTCAAAGTCAATATGTTTCTTTTCCGAAGCAAGTACTGCGCCAATACATGATCCCGGATCACCTGGATTTGGTGGAATCCACATTGCGTCCCAATTTGGTTTTACTTTGTTCATTGCGTCTTTGTTTAATGCACAGCCTCCTGTAACAACAATATTTTTACTTGGCATATTAAATGCCATACTTGTAGTTAAACGTAATACAAGATCTTCAAATACATATTGTACTGCGGCCGCTAAATCAAAATAATCATCTTCCTTAATTGCTGGTGCCCACCAATTCAACCCACGGTGGCAATTTTCTTTTAATTTAATTTTGCAAAGAGGATCGTGTTCTACTTCAAAAAAGTCTCGCATAATTAAATCTCTAAATCTTGCAGGGTCACCCTTCTTTGCTAATTGGCTTACTATAAATTCTTCTTTGTTTGCAACATATCCTAATCGTTGTGTCATTGCACTATACCACAATCCTAAACTGTGTGGATATGATTGAGAGTTTACTTTAACAAGATTATTTCCTTTACCTTGCCACATTGTTAGTGTTTCATACTCTCCAATGCTGTCAATACAAATAATACTTGCATCACTAAAGCCACTTGTATAATAACCATATGCCGCATGACTGTCGTGATGTTGCACATATTCAATTGGACATCTAATGTTCCATCTTTGTAAATATTTTTTAATATTGTTTTCTCTAAAAAGAAAACCCTGACCTGCTTGTAGTTGTCTAAAACTTTTTAGATACGGTCGTTCATACCAAACTACTTTATCAGGCTCTCCATAACTTTCACGTGCTACACTTAGCATAGTCCAACTAAAGTGTGGATCGTTAGGAACATCACTAAAGTCTTTTGCTAATGCCGCCCATTTAAGTTCGCCATCTACAAACACTGCTAAACTTGCATCGTGGCTGTTACCAACCATTCCCCAAACTATTTTCATTCTATACCTTTATATTTTTTGTAAGCCGAGAGTAATACAAAAAACCATACACCATTAATTATAGGTTCAACTACTGCATCCACTGCCGCTAATTCAAATGACGCACCTGTTATTAAGTTATTGCAAATCATTGCAATAACAATATGTCCAACTGTATAGATTACAGCAAGTGTTAAACTGCTACCACCTATTAGTTTTTTCAACAAATTAAAAATGCCGTCACGTAACTCTATCATAAACATTTACTTGTAAATAAAAGGATCTCTTTTTTTAAGTTCCTCGATACGTTTTTTCAAACGTTTCTTTTCTCTCCATTCTCGATATGGCGTTGTAATTGTTTGCCATAAAGTCTTTAACCAAACCATTTTTTACTCCGTAGTTTAATTTTAAGTTCGTTGCTCTCACTCGCTGTAATAATTGAGTGCAGTGTGTAAATTTTACCATATCTGTTTACAGCATCATTTACATCATTTACATCTTCGTGCCATTCAGGCATACTTACAGACCAACCAAGTTCAATTGCTTGATCGATTAGTTTACTTCCTGCTTCATCGCGATCGGGAACAACTACCTTCGTACTATTTAAACTGTTGAGTAGCATTGCCTGTTGATCTTTGATTTCACTTCCAAGTAATGCTACACCTTCAACAGCAATAGCATCAAAGGGACCTTCAACTACAATGGTATATAATCTTTCATAATTTTGAGCATCGAGATTGAATACATACCCAGGTTGTTGGTCACTAAGATACTTTGGATTACCGTCTTTGATCTTACGTGCGGTAAATCCAACTACTTCGCCTTTGTGATAAAAAGGAATAATAATCCTATCACGATAGCCAAGTTCAGGTGTCCAATGGAATGGATAATCATCTAAAAATAAATTTCTTGTTTTCAGATACTCACAAACTTTAAACAGGTTGTTGTCCATACCCGTTGGTTCAAGTGCTTGCCAGTCATCCCATTGATCTAATCTTCTTGCACCTTCTGGTAAACTCTTTGTTTCAAACTTTGGTAGTTCGATAGTAATATTAGAGTTACCAACTTCTGCAATTTGTAAACACTGTAGAGCAAGTTTAGTAATAACATCATCTGGTGTACCTAACCATTCAAACAGTTTACGCATTTTATAACTTAACTGTCTACCTGGTTGCCAACTTGCTTTGAATCCACAGTTAAAACAATGATAACTTAATCCGCCATCACCGTTTGAAATAAGTCCGCCACGTTGTCTTTTATCTGCCGAGTCACCGTTGTGTATACAACAAGGCGCATTAAAACTTGTCCAACCACTGGGTGTGGTTTTACGCTTAGAAGGTAAGTGTAGTGTTAGTGTTTCTTGTACGATGCTCATACTATTATTATAGTATAAACTGTCTATAAAGTCAACTAATTTCGGACAAGAACTTTATCAATTGTTCCAGATGTTTTGGTATACTTGGCTCTAATAAAATTGAACACACCATTAAAGTTTAAGTACTCTGGTGTTGTTGGACTATTATAGGTAGCAGAAGTAATGTCCACCCAATTTGTAGGATTTTGATTTTCAAGTGAGCCTTGAATTGTTACATCACCTACAAATCCTGTAGAATAAACAGCAACAGTGTGCAGTGCAGTATTTCCGTTGAGTGCAGGATCAGCCGTAATCTTTTCACTTACAAATGTATCTGTTTCTGTTTCTGTAAACGTTGATACACTGTAACTGTCTTTAGGTCCTGGAAATGCATTGCTGTGAACTTCAATGGTACCTGACATTTCAAAGTGTGCATTTGAATATGTAATTACTTTGCTGTCGTCACTGTCTTTGACAAGGTATACAGCATAACTTAGATATTGATCTTTGATGTCTAACAGTTCTGTTTCAGTAATATTAACTGTAAATTGACCTTTGTAACTCGGAGTAGTAGTTTCAATGATTGTTCCTGTTTTAGATAATATCTGTGTTTTAGATTCGTCGTACGCTACAAACTTAGGTGTATACACATTTAAAATGCTTACAGGTTTTTGATCGTTGTTTTTAATTTCAAATGTTAAGGTATTGTCTATACCTCTATATACTTTTAGATTTTTTGCGTACACTGTTCTAAACTCCGTTGTTATACCCGTAGCCAAATCTGCTACGAGATTGGTTTTGTCATTGACTAAATATCTGGGTGTAAGTTGCATAATTTTTACAATTCCTTACACATATTTATTTAATAAAGAGACCATGTTAAGAAAAGATATAGAAGAAAAATTCCCCTTTTTAAGCGTAGTTACCTACGGTGGACAAGAATATGTAGGTATTGTCAATAATCAGGATAATTTTATTACAACGATGTACAGTTTAAATGAACTTATCAATGATCAGCATAGAGATAAGTTTTTAGAGTTAGGTGATATATGGTGGTGGGAATCAAATCGAATGATTCCGATTAACATCTTTTTACGTCACGAAATGGAACCTTTTAAATACTGCATGGTTAACATGAACAGTAAAGATGTTAAAATAGTACACGGTCCAACAGTAAATTTAAAGAACCTTACACTGAAACGTGTTAAAAGAAGATCGGTACAGTTGGTTAAGAAACCAAAATAAACTACGGGTGCTGAGCACTAATCATTTCACAAATTAGATTCATTTGAACTACTATTGCATGAGCATATGCAACTGCGTGTGCTTTCTTAAAGTAGTACTCACCGCTCTTCGGTTTCGTCCATACTTCCTTCATCACCGTGGTCCATTCTTTCCCAATCAGATAACGTTTCGCGGGACGTATCATTGCTAACACTGCCGCTAACTGGATTATACTGTTCGGTTTCATTTCTTTTAGAACTGTACTGTGCTCTCCTACGTGAAATAATTTGTCGCTGAAGTCTTTGTGCGTGAGTAAATCCCATAATGGCTCCTTATGCATGAGTTCTAAGAGATGCTGTTCATCTCTTATATCTTTATATAGCGAAACATTAAGAAAGTCAAGTTTAAAGTATCCTCTATCCTCTGCTGTTTCATAATCTAATGTTGATAAGTTATCCACAGGGTTATGCGGACATTCAGTTACATACACACCAGTATTGTGTTTTTTGCCTGTAGGGAGTTTTGCTACTCGATGTTTAATTTTATCAAGTATAATATCTCTGTCAGCAAAGTCTATATCAATATCAGGCATCTTTATCGCTTACTAAGTTTGATGGTTTTTCAATCGGCAATCCGCATCTATCAAACCATCTGTTATCATCTGTAACATAAACATGACTTCTAAATTTACTTCCGTCAATATCTTTGCAAGTAATTGCACGTTTATGAATAGCACCTTTATACTGTGTGTAATCTCTCTGCATTAATCTCATAGATCCGCCACTTGCAGGCGATCCGTAAATTCTATCAATGCTTTCACCATCAGGTCCCATATGATTAGAAACTAATTGGTAATTTAAATCTTTATAGTTTGTTTCTTCACTCATTTTTATTATTATAGTTTATTGTTATTGTTTTGTCAATCACAAGTTTGCCTTTTGAGCAATCTCTTTTACCAGTTCCACATCTGCTGGTGAACGTTTAAAACGCAATGCCCAGTGTTGTGGATCTACTACAGCATAAACAATTTCTAATTGTTCATCACTAAATTTGGATAGCATTTCTTTTCCGCTTTTGCAATTCAATACAAGCCATGGACTTATTTTACCGTCTCTGAGATGTTGTGTTACACGATTCAAACTTGCATATCTAAAATAGTCTTCCCATGGTGCTTGTTGTTCATCTCCCCAATCCATCATGGTTTTGATAGAACGTTCTACTGCTGTTTCAACACCTTCTTTTTTGATAAGTTCGAGTGCGTACTTTTCATAGAGTTCATCTCTACACCAGTGGTCAAGTTTAACTCCTGATGTGACCACGTAGTCAACATACTTTTCTGGATAGAGCGGTCGTACATTTGAAACAAAGGAACCAAACTTAACAAAAGCATTGTAGTACTGACTCTTGCAAAATTCTTCATAGGTTTTATCGCCTTTCAAGTTTTGACATAGTTGATAAAAACGTGTGAACGCATAAAAGCCTAACTTAACGTGCTTCTCATCTTTTTGTAATGCTCTACGTTTTTGTTCACACATATGTACTGCAAGAGTTTTTTCTCTTGTGTATCCTGTGTTACAATATTCGCACACATAAGGTTTAGAGTTTGATGTCGACACCATGTCCTTCAGCCAATTCTTTGAGTTCTTTTTTTGTAGATATTCCAGCAAGTAATTCTGCCTCTTCTTCTTTCATATTAGGATAAATTTGCTTCAGCAGTTTTACGCCTGCTTGTGTATTTTTGCCATCTTTTTTCTTAACACCAATCCAAGGATGATATTCAATATTCTTTGTGTTACCACACAAACAAATTAGTTGCCACATAAGTTTTTGATGTTTACTAACAACCATGTAATTTTTGTTGTAGTATTCGTTTGTTTTAAATATAGCAAGTTCTTGCTTTTCTCTATTTCCTGCAACGCTACTTACATATCTATTTAACAACCAAAAGCTCACTTGCTTTCTTTCGTCATCTGATATTTCATCCCATACATTTCTTGCGCCCATATCAATTGCGGCTAGTACGTCTTTTATTGGGAGTTTTGTTTGTGCCACTTGTCTAAATCCTCTGGTGTGTTTATTTCTGTGCCTTTAAAGTCAACTTCTACACAGCCTATTTCTACATGGTTTTGTATCCAACGTAGTTGTTCTAATTGTTCTGCCTCTTCTTCTGCACTAGGCTTTGATTCTTTAAGTATTTGTGCAAGTCCAGACCTATATCCATATATGCCAAGATGCCAATCACCATATGCAAGTTTAGCTCTGCAAAACCAATGTGCGTAATCTCCAGTACGTATTAGTTTAACAGTATTTGGATCTTTTTGCAACTCTTTTGGCATA